ATCAGGAATTGACTTTGGTAAGAAATTAGTAGATGATTATAAATTACCAACTGAACATAAATCAGTACAAATTGGAGTACGTTTTGAAGCACCACAAAAATATTTCCAAAAATTAATTGATGTAAGTTATGATTTCAAATTATATAAAAAATTTGATAATGTATCATTACGTTCATTTTGTACAAACAATAACGCAGCATATGTTGCAGTTGAAGAAACATATGGAGATGTTACTTATAATGGTCATGCTAAAAAAGGTGAACAATATCGTAATGATATGACTAACTTTGGTATTTTAATGGAAATTAAAGGTATTGAAGATCCGTTTACATGGAGTAGAGATGCTGTTAAAAAATTACAAATCGATGGTACTGGTACTTATTATTCACCTAATCATACTCGTAAACCTGCTTTAACATCTGAAGGAAATACAGTATCTGCAATTCAAGTAGATACAATGGAACCTTTATTTGAAGCATTAGGTGAAGAATATGCTCAATATATTGAAGATTTCATTACAGAAATGACAATTGTATTCCCGGAATTAGGAGATGATTGGGGAATTTATATGCCTGAAGTAAAATATTTAAGTCCGGAACCATTAGTTGATTATACTAATTTAGCATTAACAGATTATCCAAATGTACATTTTGTAGGTGACGCATTAAGTGCTCGCGGTATTACAGTAAGTGGTGCTCAAGGAATTTATGTTGCTGAATCATTACTTTCTTAATATTTATTAATATTTATAACAAAATATTATTTAAATGGCAAATAAACTAGTTAACATAATCCGAAATCTTGTTAAAGAAGAATTAAGTGAGATGGCAAGACCATCTTTTTCACTAAAAGTATTAGATAAAGACAAAGCAGAAAGACTTAAAAAACTCCATGCAGGACATTGGGTAGGAGATATGATTGATTTAGTACTTAAAGCAGGTGAAGAAGGTACTAGCCGTGGAAAACTTGCTGATGAATTAGGTAAAAATCCTAGAATGCTTCAAAACGAATTGAAAGCACTTCAAGATAACGGAATATTTTCTAAAGATACTCCTACAGCAGAAAAACCAGAAAAAGAACCAGGTCAAAGAGGTAGAAAAACAAGCGATACAAGTAAAGAAGGCATTGTTAGAGCTTTAGTTCAAAAGTTTAAAGACAATCCTGATTTTGAACCTACTGATGCTGATTTAACATATACACTTCCTAAAGGTCTTGGTACTGAAAAATTACCATCTGATCAATTAGCTAAAGTAAAAAATAAAGCACTAGGTTTATCTAAACGAGGAAGACCATCATCTGGTAAAGATTCATTGCTTTCTAAAGTAGAAAAAACACTACAAAAGGAATCATTAAGTGAAATGTTTTTACGTTTACAAAAACGAAAAAAATAGTGTTATTTTTCTTGAAAAGCCTAAAATCTATAAATAATGGCTATACCTAGTTCCAATAGAAATACTATAATTACTCAAATTAAGGTTGATAATGCTACTCATGCTACTACTGCTGACTCAGCAACAACTGCAATTAGTGCAAATGCTGCTACATCAGCATCATATGCTTCAACAGCAGATAATGCTACATCAGCATCATATACTGCAACAGCATCATATGTTAATTCATTAAATCAAAATGTAAAAATAACTGGTTCACTTATAGTAAGTGGATCAGGAGCTACTATTGAATTATATGGTGATAAAATAATAGCAGGCGCTGTTGGTGGTAGTGAAGGTGGTGAAATATTATTAGGCAAACCAACAACAAGTTCATCACTTACTGGTAGTGGTATTACAATTGACTCTTATCAAAACAAACTTAGATTTTTTGAACAAGGAGGTGGTGCCCGAGGTGGATTTTTAGATATAACATCACTTGCTGGTGGTGCAAGTACTGATTTAAGAATAGCTCAGCAGTTAGAAGCTCAACAAGCTATGGGAAGCTCTATAAAAGGTTATACCATAGGATGTCCACTACCAGTACTTGCATTTAATAGTATAGGTCTAACAAGTGGCGTAACTAGTTATACAGCAGTATACGTACACACAGCAACTACAATTACAGGGGTCAAATGGTATCAACAAACACAAGGTAACTATACAGCAAATAACTATAATGGTGTTGGATTATATTCTACTAGCGGTGGTACACTAACGTTAGTGGCTACATCATCAAATGATGGTAATATATGGAAAGCCTCTGGTACTGCACTTGCTTCAAAAGCTTTTGCTGCTCCATACACAGCAAATGCAGGGATATACTACATAGGTGCATTATATTCAAACTCGGCTCAAGTAACTCAACCAACTATAGGATTTGCAGGATCTGCACTCGCAGCTTCATCTAATCTAGGTGTATTAGATTATACAAATAATTATAAAACAAACGGAACTGCAGGATCTGGATTAACTGCGTTGGCAACATCAGTAGCAGCTAGCGGTATTACAATTGTACAGTATAGATATTCATTTTACTTATACTAATAAAAATTAAATTATGGAACCATACGTTTTAATTGAACCAATACACTTTGGTCAACTACAAGAAAAACAAGCAAATGCTATAATATGGACTGTTAGTCCTTTGATGAGAGGTGCTCAATCGGCAATTGCACAATGTGCACTTATTTGGGAAGATGGTAATGGTAATACTTGGCAAGTTGATACCTTTGATGTAGAAATTGACCAAACAACTCTTAATAATTGGGGAGCAGATGACACAGTAATAGATGATGCTGTATTAGCTTATTCACCACTTTTTGTGAGGAGAGGCTCTTAAATTTGGCTTACCAAATTATTTTTCTTATATTTTAGTAAAACAGATAATAAAAGTTATGAGCGATCAAAATCCTGTAAAACGTTATAAGTCACCTGATGGGACTATTCGTTATGTTAAAGATAACAAACTTCATAATGCTGATGGCCCAGCTTTAATTCATCCAAATGGTAAAGAAGAATATTATTTAAATGGTATTTTTTATACTAAAGATAACTTTAAACAAGTTAAAAAAGATGGTGTAGGTTTACCATGGTATAAATCAGGAGTAGCTAAAGCAAGACATTAATATGAAGATAGGTTTTTGTGGAACAGTAAGTGTAGGCAAAACTACATTAGTAAATGCTTTAAAAGAATTACCTGAATTTAAAGACTATACATTTGCTACTGAGCGTAGTAAATATTTAAGAGATTTAGGTATTCCTTTAAATACAGATAGTACATTAAAAGGACAAACTATATTTTTAGCAGAACGTTGTAGTGAATTAATTCAAGAAAATATCATTACAGATCGTACTGTTATAGATGTTATGGCATTTACAATGTGTGCTGAATCTATTGATCCATTTGATAAGGATAGATTCGATGATTATGCTTCTAGATTTATTGAAGAATATGATTGGATTTTTTATGTTAGTCCTGCTGGAGTAGATATTGAAGACAATAATGTACGTACTACTGATGCTGAATATAGAGATAGAATAGATCAAATGATAAAATATCTATACTCAGCTAATCTAAGTAATATTAAGAATTTTGGTATTATATCGGGTTCTACTGAGACTAGAATAGAACTAATTAAATCTTATCTAGGGTTATAATATTTATAACAAAAACTACTCAATGAAACGTAAAGATCTATACAATTATATTAAAGAAGAAATTGTAAATACACTATCAGAAGAATCAGTAGCTTGGTCATCTGATACAAAATCTAAAGCTAAAATACAAATTGATAAATCAAAATTATCAGGTGATGCTAAAAAGCAAGCTAAAGATGAAATTGATCAAAATGCATCAGGTTTAATTAGTAATGTATCAGAATCAGATCTTGATGAAGCTCGTAAAGCGGGTGGTTATAGAATTGGTGACGCAAGTAAATTTGCTGAAGCAAAAGAATTATACAGTAAAGGATTATACGCTGATGTATTAAATGCTATTGAATCAGCAGGTGAAGATGGTATTACTCAAAAAGATTTAGGTATTAAATTAGGTAAAAACGATAGTACATCATTAAATCCAATTTTAGTTAAATTTAAAGAAATTGGAGTATTTGGTGGTGGTAAATTAGCTAAAGCTGAAAAACCAGAAGCTGGTGAGGAAGTTGATGATTCTGCACCAGAAGAATTTGATAGTTTCTATGCTACAGATATTGAAGATGAAATGCCTGAAGAGGAACCAACAACAGTAGCTAGCGATAAAGAAATCGAAAAATTAGCAGGTGATGTTAGTACTGGAAAAACAGAAGAAATCAATAAAGCAATTAATATTGTTAAAAATCTATCAACTAAAATCCAGGGAATGAAAAAAGGACCTGATCGTGAAAAGAAAGTAGCTGCATTGAAACAATATATTAATAATAATAAAAATCTCCTTAAAGGACGTGACATTAATACGTTAACTAATGGCCTTATAGGATAACAAATATATATGTCGCAAGACTTAAGACAAATAATAAAAGACGAATACATAAAGTGCGCTCAAGACCCGGCGCACTTTATGCGTAAATACTGTAATATTCAACATCCACAACGTGGGCGAGTTATATTTAATCTTTATCCATTCCAAAGTAAAGTTTTAACATTATGGAAGGATAATCCATACTCTATAGTTCTTAAGTCAAGACAGTTAGGTATTTCTACTTTAGCAGCAGGGTATTCTTTATGGTTAATGATATTCCATAAAGATAAAAACGTGTTATGTTTAGCTACTAAACAAGAAACAGCCAAAAACATGGTAACCAAAGTTAAATTTATGTTTGACAATTTACCATCATGGCTAAAACTACCAGCAGACGAAAATAATAAATTAACGTTACGATTAAATAACGGTTCACAAATTAAAGCAGTATCAGCAGCAGGTGATGCCGGTCGATCAGAAGCAGTATCTTTACTTATAGTGGATGAGGCTGCATTTATTGACAACATAGGTGAGATTTGGGCTTCTGCTCAACAAACCTTAGCAACTGGTGGTGGTGCAATTGTATTATCAACTCCATATGGTACAGGTAATTGGTTTCATCAAACATGGGTAAAAGCAGAAGCTCAAGAAAATGACTTTTTACCTATTAGATTACCTTGGTATGTTCATCCTGAACGAGATGAGGCTTGGAGAAAACGACAAGATGAATTATTAGGTGATCCTAGATTAGCAGCACAAGAGTGTGATTGCGATTTTACAACATCAGGTGATGTAGTTTATTATCCTGAACATTTAGAATATTATATGACTACTCATGTTGCAGAACCTATGGAACGTAGAGGAGTAGATAAAAATTTATGGATTTGGGAATCTCCAGACTATACTAGAAATTATATAGTAGTAGCTGACGTTGCTAGAGGTGATGGAAAGGATTTTTCAGCATGTCATGTATTTGATGTTGAAACAAATGCACAAGTAGCAGAATTTAAAAGTCAGTTACCACCTAAAGAATTTGGATATTTTCTTGTTAGTTTAGCAACAGAATATAACGAAGCATTACTAGTAATAGAAAATGCAAACATAGGATGGTCAGCAATAGATTCAGTGATAGAAAGAGGATATAGAAATCTCTACTTTTCACCAAAGAGTGAT